TTTGACTGCTTACCAGCTTATCCAGCACCAGTTGGTGGAACAGGCGCAGATGCACAAACTGCAACATTTACTTTCAAAGTATCTAAGGGTGCAGTAACAGAATCACTATAAGAAAAAAACGGGAGCAAAAAAATGAAGTTACCAATTACAATTGAATACAACTCAGGCGAGCAAGCCACTTATGTAGCCCAACCGCCTGAGTGGGCTAAATGGGAAAAATCAACTGGCAACACCATAACCCAAGCAAAAGAAAAACTTGGAATGTGGGACTTGATGTTTTTAGCATATAACGCTCACAAGCGCGAAGCTGCTGGAAAACCAGTTAAACCATTTGAGGCTTGGATGGAAACAGTCAGCGATGTCATTGTCGGTGATGCAGACCCAAAAGCCACCCAGCAGGAAGCCTAAGCAGATTATTGGTCGAGTTAGCAATTGCTACTCAAATACCAATGAGCGAATGGGTTGAAGCAGAGGACATTTTAACAGCGATTGAAGTATTGGAGGCGAGGTATGGCAAATGAAACCATTGCTTATAACAAATCCGATCTCCGCGATATTTACAAGGCGTTCAAACTTATGGATGATCAGGCTACTGAGGAAGCAAGAGCGCAGTCTGCTGCTTTGGCGTATTTTGCATCTGAGGAAATTAAACAAGCAGCTAGAACTAGAACAAAGGCTGGCAAAGTTGCGGAAAGAGTCGCAGACGGCGTTAGCATCTCTAAATCAAGTAAGATCGGCGAATTCCGTTATGGCTTCGCAAGACAAAAGTTTTCAGGTGGTGCTACTACACAAACCCTTTGGGGTGGCGTTGAGTTTGGTTCAAATAAATTCAAACAGTTTCCTAGTTATTCGGGACGGCAAGGTCGTGGATCTCGCGGATGGTTTATCTATCCAACCCTTCGCAGAATTCAGCCTGAATTGATTAACAAATGGGAAGCAAGTTTTGATCGCATTATTAAGGAATGGGTCTAATGGCAACTGGTAATCGCACGCTTAAACTCTCAATCCTTGCCGATGTTGATGATCTTAAAAAGAAACTTGGCGAAGCCGATAAAGCAGTTGAGGATAACTCAAACAAGATTGCTGATTTTGGTAAAAAGGCTGCTTTAGCATTTGCTGCCGTTGGTGCAGCAGCAGGAGCATTTGCTATATCTGCCGTAAAAGCAGCAGCAGAGGATGAAAAGGCTCGCAAATCACTTGAGCAAACTATTAGATCCACTACTCAGGCATCAGAGGCTCAAATTGCTTCCATTGATAAATACATTACAAAACAATCAATTGCTACTGCTACAACAGATGATGTTTTAAGACCTGCATTTGCTAGATTAATCAGATCAACAAATGATGTTGCTAAGGCTCAAGACCTGCTTTCTTTATCTCAAGAAATTGCCACAGCAACCGGCAAGCCACTTGAAGTTGTTGCAAATGCTTTAGGTAAAAGTTTTGATGGACAAAATACTGCTCTTGGAAAACTGGGCTTAGGTATAGATGCTGCTACCTTAAAAACAGCATCGCATGAGCAAATTATGCAGCAATTGTCAGGAACTTACAAAGGATTTATTGAGAATGAGGCAACTAACGCTGAGTTTAAAATGAGGCAATTAGAGATAGCGTTTTCTGAAACCAAAGAACAAATTGGAACTGCATTATTGCCAATTATGAAACAATTTGCTGATTATTTATTAGCAACAGTTGTGCCTAATGTTCAAGCATTAGCGGCTGGATTAACTGGGGAAAGTAGTGTTACTGCTGGCATTACAGATGCTACTAAAGGTGCTTATGAATTTGGGCAGCAATTAAAAGACACAATTGTTTTTCTAATAAGCATTAAAGATGAATTACTTATTATTGGCGGAATTATTGCAACAGTATTTGTGGCAAACAAAATAGCAGCATTTGTTGCATCCATACAAACATTAATAACAGCAATGGTTGCACTTAGAAATGCTGCTGCTGCGGCTGGCGTTGCTACTGCATTTGCGACTGGCGGTGCATCTGTTGGAACTGCTGCGGCTGCCCTCGCTGCCGGTGCTGCAACTTATGGATTAACCCAAATTGCTCCCTCTGGCAATGTGCCTAGCGTTCCTAGCATTTCAACAAATTCAAATGCAAGAGAAAGCCGAGTAGTTAATAACATTACAGTTCAATCATTAGATAGCGAAAGCGCAGCTAGAGCAGTTAGCAAAGTTATTAACGAAAGTGCTTCGAGATCAATTCCATCGTTAAGTGGTAGAAGCGTTAGAGGCGATTAATGACTGCTTGGTCGCCTGATTGGAAACTTACTGTCGCAGGAACTAATTACACAAACATAGCAATAAGCGATATTCAACATCAGGCTGGTCGAGATGATCTTTACACTCAACCATCCCCTTCTTACATGCAGGTAACCTTGGTCGCTTTATCAGGTCAAACTTTGCCATTTGAGATTAACGATAGTTTTGCTTTACAAGTCAAAAACAGTTCAGGAACTTATGTCAATTTATTTGGTGGAGATATTACCGATTTAACTGTTGAAGTTGGTGCATTTGGAGGCGTATCTAAGGTCGTCAATTACACAATCTTGGCGATGGGATCTTTGGTTAAGTTAGCAAGAGAATTGTATTCTGATGCAGTTCCGCAAGATGAGGATGGGAATCAAATATACGGAATTCTTTCAAGCGTATTACTGGCATCTTGGAATGATGTTCCAGCAGCATCAACTTGGGCAACATATTCTGCAACTGAAACTTGGGCTACTGCTGGAAATCAAGGACTTGGCGAAATTGATCAGCCCGGTCTTTACACAATGCAAAATCGAAGTGGAACGGAAGCCCCAGACACTATTTACAACATTGCAAGCCTTATAGCCAATTCAGCCTTTGGATATTTGTATGAGGACAATGCAGGCAATATCGGTTATGCAGATGCAGATCATCGCCAAACTTATCTGTTGGCAAATGGTTATGTTGATCTTGATGCAAACCATGCTTTAGGATCAGGCTTATCAACCATCACTAGATCAGGTGATATTAGAAATGACATCATTATCAATTACGGCTCAAATTTTGGTTTAGAAAAAACCGCATCATCAGCTTCTTCAATTGCGCTTTATGGCTACAAAGGTGAAAGCATTCAATCAACCATTCATTCAGCTGTGGATGCTCAAGCTGTGGCAGATCGATATATTGCTCAGAGAGCCTTTCCTTTACCAGTATTTCAAAGCATTACTTTTCCAATAACAAATCCTGAGATGGATAACTCAGATCGAGATAACCTTCTTGGGGTCTTTATGGGTCAGCCGTTAAACATACAAAACTTACCTTCTCAAATTTCAGGTGGGGAATTTGAAGGTTATGTTGAGGGCTGGCGTTGGAGCACTAGATTTAACGAACTATTCTTGACAATAAATCTTTCACCAGTTGCGTTCAGCCAAGTCGCTATGCGATGGAATACTGTGCCAATCGGTGAGGCTTGGAACACTTTAAGCAATACTTTAACATGGGAATACGCTACAATCGTAGCCTGAGGATAGGACAATATGGCAACCACTACTAACTATGGCTGGACAACACCAGATGACACCGCGCTGGTTAAAGATGGCGCGAGTGCTATTCGCACACTTGGCTCATCTGTTGATACAACCACAAAGGCATTAAACCCATCTACAACTCTTGGCGATATTGAATATCGTTCATCGACTGCTAACACAAACACAAGACTTGGAATTGGAACATCTGGTCAGTATTTAACTGTTTCTGGTGGAGTTCCTGCATGGGGTGATGTTTCAGCTGGTTCATACACATTATTAAGCACAACTACATTATCAGGAACTTCAACAACAATTTCATCAATTAGTGGTGCTTATCAAGATTTAGTAATAATTATAAATAACCCTTTTACAAATACTGGTGGACAATTGCGGGTTAATCCAAATTCAACAGACACTATCAGCGAGCACTCTAGATTAGTAAATGGAGCTGCTTCTGCCTCAACGCAAATATCTTCATCAGGTGGAGATGCATTACCAACAACAAGCACTCCGGCTAATACTTTTTGTTTGCAAATTTTTAATTATGCCCAAACAGTTAATGGTAAAAATTTTATTTGGGTAGGAGAGGGCGCGCCTAATGCAACAGTTTTTGGTGGTGGAGTAATAAGGACAACTTCAGCAATATCATCATTACAATTTACAACGCAAACTGGCACGCCAACATTTTCTGGCGGAACAGTCTTAATTTACGGAGTGAAATAGTATGGCTAAATCAACACGACCAATGGTAAGAATTCACGACCTTGCAACAGATGAGGTTATTGACAGAGAAATGAATGATGCTGAATTTGCTCAATATCAGGCAGATCAAGCAGCAAATGCAATAGCACAAGCCGAAGCCGAAGCAAAAGAAACTGCTAAGTCAGCAATTCTTGATCGCATTGGTTTAACTGCTGATGAACTTAAAACGATTCTTGGCTAATGAAGGCTTGGTTATCTAAAGCTGCTGTTCAGTTAAGAGAGCAAACTGATGACTGCTTCCCTGATCGCAAGCGTGCCAGCGATGGGTGGATTGGTGATGCTCGTCATTCAGCGAGAGTCAGTCAGCATAACCCAAATGAACAGGGTGAAGTATGCGCCATCGACATTGACGCTCGCCTTTCTGACCAAGAAGGAGTTAGTTTCGATTTGGCAGATCAGATTCGACAGGCAGCAAAAACAGATAAGCGTATTCTGTATGTAATCCATGCAGGCAAAATTGCTAGTGCTAAATCATTTTGGAAGTTTGTCAAATATCGCGGCATAAATCCCCATCATAAGCATTTACATATTTCATTCAAACCAAATCAACCGGGCGATTTTTTTAACATCCCACTACTAGGAGGCAAAGCATGAAACTAACCAAGAAACACAAAGCAGCAATCAAGTCATATTTAAGAGCTGTTGCAGCTTCTGGAATAACTGTGGCTCTTGCCATTGTGGGAGATATGAAGCCTGAATACGCAATTCTGCTTGGCGCGTTAATTGCTCCACTAATTAAAGCCATTGATCCTACTTCTGCAAAAGAGGTTGATTATGGTATTGATGGCAAATGACAGCCAACGATTGGGTCGCTATCGCGCTTGGCGGATGCGGCATAGTAAGCAGTTTATTTTTGGGTCTGCGCTGGGTTATTAAGTCTTATCTAAACGAACTTAAGCCCAATGGAGGCTCATCGATCAAGGATTCCATTTCAAGATTGGAACTACAAAATTCTCAACTTCAGAAGCGTGTCGATGATCTATTTGTCTTAATCAGTAAGTCATAATTTTAATTATGGCGAACACTCGAAAACCTATCAAACGCAAAAAGATCAATCGTCGTGTCGTTCGCCAATCTCCTGAGCCATTAAGTAAGATCGACCAACATTACTTGGCTTTGCATACCTGCTATACAGCTGCTAGAAAAGCAGGATTTACGCCTGAACACGCTTTTTGGCTTATGACTGAACATAAAACTTTCCCTGATTGGATCGTAGGCGATGGCGGAATTATTCCTTCCATTGATCCAACTGACGAAGAGGATGATGATTAAGCGTTACTTAGTAATAAGTGATTTGCAAATTCCTTACCACCATGAAGCAGCTGTCAAGAATGTCATCAAACTGGCAAGGCGTGAAAAGTTTGACAGCGTTCTATGCGTTGGCGATGAGATTGACTTTCAAACCATTTCTCGATGGGCTGAGAAAACACCTTTGGCTTATCAACAGACCCTTGACCAAGATCGCACAGCTACTCAAGAGATACTTTGGTCATTAACCGAAAACGCTAAAGAAGCGCACATTGTTAGATCAAACCATACTGACAGGCTTTACAACACACTTCTAAAAGTTCCGGGCATGTTATCCCTGCCTGAGTTGCAGTATGCAAAATTTATGGACTTTGAAACTTTAGGCATTACCTTTCATAAGACATTCTACGAATTTGAAAAGGGCTGGATCTTGGCTCATGGCGATGAGGGCAACGCTAATCCCAACGCTGGAATGACTGCCCTAAATTTGGCTCGTAAGACTGGCAAATCCTGCGTTATTGGGCATACCCATAGACTGGGCATGAGTGCCTATTCTGAGGGCATAGGAGGCCATTACAGGCCTTTATATGGCATTGAGGTAGGAAACCTTATGAATAAGGCAAAAGCCTCTTATACGCGAACTGTAGCCAATTGGCAGATGGGTATCGCTATCCTTGAATGGAATGGCAAAAACATGACGCCAACCCTGATTCCGATCAACAAAGATGGATCATTTACAGCTCTTGGAAAGTCTTATGGAGTGTGAAACAGAGTATCAACCACGCACGATTGATGATCATATCGATGCAGTTGAGGCTCTTGGCTTTATCTAATCGTTATAAAACACGCCGAAAGTAATTAACCACGCTTCCTTGATTTAGGTCATACTT